GCAGAAAGTGCCGAGGATAAGGCCGAAAAGGAAAGGCTGTTGGATCTTCTGGGGAGGTGAAGCGATGGCATCAGTCGTTATCAATACGCGCTTTAATAACCGAAAGGCCGAGGCTGACTTAAAAGAGTTGCAGACCAGGGCCAAAGAAACCGCGCGAGAAATCAATGCGGTGGAAAAGGGCCTCGGCTCTGCTATAACCAAACGGAATAAGTTGCGGGACGATCTAGAAGCAGCCCGCCAGAAGGCCAGCGAGACCGCCGCAGCGCTGGAGGAAGTGAACGCCCGGCTGGATGCGGGGCGAAAATCCAAGTTCGGCGTGACCAACGCAGCCGATGAAGCACTGAGCAACAAGCTGGCCGCCCAGCTGAACGCGCAGGACGCCAAAGTCCGCGAGACCGAGGCAGGCTACCGCGCCCAAGATGCCGCCGTACAGGCCTTGCAGCAGCGCCACACCGACCTGACCGCCCAGCTGGAACGCGAGCAGCAGGCCACACAGGCGCAGGGCAATAGGGTCGCCAACGCTGACCGCATCCGGGCAGCTGCCGAGGCGGCGGGTGCATTGGCCGAGAAACTGACTCGGGCGGCCCTGACCAGCGGCACGCTGCAAAAAGCGCTGCACACCGTGGGGACTGTTGGGCAGAAGGTGTTTGCCTGGGTGGGCGGCAAGGCGCAGGCGGTCCGGGACCGGATTGCCCAGGCGGCCCAGAGCGCGGCACAGTTCCGCAGCCGGGTCGCACGGCTGGTGTCCGGGGCACTGGTGTTCAATGTGCTGTCATCCGGCCTGCGCACGCTGACAAGCTGGATGGGGACGGCGCTGCTGTCCTCATCCCAGCTGCGGGCGGCGCTGGGCAATTTGCAAGGCGCAGCGTCCACAGCGGCGGCTCCCCTGTTGTCGGTGCTGGTGCCCGCCCTGACAGCGCTTGCCAATGCGGCGGCCATGGTGTTTAGCTACATTGCGCGGCTGGTGGCGTTTTTTACCGGCAAGACCATCAGCGCCAGCGCGAGTGCAGCCAAGGCCATGGGCGGCGTGGGCAAAGCGGCGGGCGGTACGGCGAAAAAGGTCAAGGACGCCAATGGCGAGCTGGCCGCCTTTGATGAGCTGAACGTGCTGAACAAAAAATCCGACGAGGACAACGGCGGTTCCAGCGGGGGCGGCGGCAGTGCGGGCGACATTGTGCCCGACTACGATTTTACCGCGAAAAGCCCCTTTCTGGACAGCATCCTGGACGCGGTGGAGGCGGGCGACTGGTACAAGGTCGGCCAGCTCATCGGCGAGAAGCTGCGGGACAGCCTGAACGCCATCCCCTGGCCGGATATCCAGGATAAGGCCGTGCAGTGGGCCACGAACCTTGCCACGATGCTGAACGGCGTTGTGGAGACGCCGGGCTTGTGGGAGGTCATCGGCCACACGCTGGCCCAGGGGCTGAACACGGCGCTGCTGTTCTACGACACCTTTATGCAGACGTTCCACTGGGCCAGCCTGGGCGCGGGCCTGGCTGCCGGGCTGACCCAGGCCATTGCGGAGATACAGTGGGACACGCTGGGCCGCGCCCTGACCGATGGGATGCGGGCGGCTATCATGACGCTGTACAACTTTACGATGACCTTTACCGGCTGGACGGATTTGGGCAACGGCATTGCCGCCTGCCTGAATGCCGCCATCAACAACATCCCCTGGCAGGAGGCCGCCGTCGGCATGAGCAAGCTGGTCATCGGCCTGCTGAACACGCTGATCGCCGCCGTGCAGGGCACGGACTGGACGACCTTTGGGCAGAATGTGGTCGGGATGATCGGCTCGCTTGACTGGGCGGGGCTGTTTGCCGCGTTAAGCACGCTGGCTGCAGCGGTGCTGACCGCCATCAACGATATCCTGGGCCAGGTGGATTGGGCCGCCGTGGGCACCACGCTGGTGGGCTGTCTGCAAGCCATTGACTGGGCGGGCCTGCTGACCCAGGCAGGCACGTTTATCGCCAACAGCTGGCCGGTGATGCTGGCTGCACTGGCGGCCAGTCTGCTGCCGCAGCTGGGGGCCTTTATCCTCGGGACGGTGCTGCCGTCTCTGGTGGGGCATCTCGTCACGCTGGGCGCAACGCTGCTGGGCCAGGCTGTCACCTGGCTGACCGGGACGCTGCTGCCCGCTATTATGAGCGGGTTGTCGGCCCTGATTACGGCGATTGTGGGGGCTTTCGGCCTGTGGCCTGCCGTTCTGCTGGCTGTGCTGGCAGTGTTGGCGGCGGCCATTATCGCGTATCTGGTGACGCACTGGGAAGAGATCAAGCAGAAATTCAGCGAGACCTGCGAGATACTGACCGAGAAGATGCGCAGCGCGGGCGAGAATCTGAAAGCCATCTGGAACGCATTCTGGCTGACGATTAAGCTCATCGGTATGCAGATTTGGGAGAATATTACCACTGCCTGGAGCAATTTTTGGCAGGGGCTGCACCGGTTGCTGAACAGTGCCGGTGCGGCGCTGCAATCGGCCTGGTCGTCCGCCTGGACGGCGCTGGGCAACACGGTAAAGAAAATCTGGGACGGCATTGTCGGGACGATAAAGACCGCGGTCAACAGCGTGATTTCTCTCGTCAACGGTATGATCTCGGCTGTTGTTGGCGGCGTGAACGCCGTCATCGGGGTGCTGAACGGATTCTCCTTCGACGTGCCGGAGTTTGCGCAGGGTGCGCTGGGCACGGCAAAAATCGGTTTCAACATCGACCCTATCACTGCGCCGCAGATACCCTACCTGGCACAGGGTGCGGTCATTCCGGCCAACCATGAATTTTTAGCCGTGCTGGGCGACCAGACCAATGGCACGAACGTCGAAGCCCCGCTGGAGACCATCCAGGAGGCGCTGGCTGAGGTGTTGGCCGCCCAGGGCGGGCAGGATATCACAATCCGCTTTGCGGGCGACCTGGCGCAGCTGGTGCGGCTGCTGAACCCCTACATCGACAAGGAAAATAACCGTCGCGGAGCGCGGCTGGTGAGCGGAGGTGTGTACTGATGGTCATTGTGGATGGCATTGGCTACGACATTGACGTGCTGCATCTGAAACGCACTGCCGATTTTCTCGACAAATACGCCGAGCGCACGGAATCCGGCGATTTGAAGCGCGAGCTGATCGGCGTGTACTTCAACTACAAGCTAGAGCTTGGGCCTGGCATCAAGCCGGACGAATATGCCCGGTTCTGGCGCAAGCTGACGGAGCCGGTGGAGTTTCACACCGTCACGGTGCCCGACGAGGCGGGCGACTACACGTTCAAGGCGTACTTCTCCAACGTGGGCGACGAGCTGCTGCGCAAGAAGGGGGCCAAGAACTACTGGAAGGGCCTGACCGTGAACTTTATCGCGAAGGAACCCGCAAGAACGTAAGGAGGCGGACAGATGCGCACCAACACGCGCGTGGAATTTGGCCTGTACGACGTGACGGCCCGGGGTGACAGCAGCCCTGCCTGCGACGCAGCGCAGCCGTTCTGCCGTCTGCGCCGTGACCTGCTGGTGGAGGCTGTCCCCAGCCAGGTGAAATACGGCACGCTGGAAAGCCGCCAATGGCTCATGGATGGGAGCTTCTCCTTCTTTCCCGAGGTGCCCGAAGCATACTTCTGGGGGCTGTGGAGCGCCGTGCAGTCCGGCGAGAGCGGGGCCTTTACCGACCCGCCTGTGCTGGACATCCAGTTCAGCCAGGCGCACAGCAGCAGCGGCCTGACGCTGCACTTTTATGAGCCTACCGGGGACTGGGCCAGCAAGCTGAAAATCCAGTGGTACGGCGCAGACGGCGGCCTGCTGGCCTCCGCACTGTTTACGCCTGACGCCGTAGATTTTTACTGCGCAAAAAAGGTAGACCGCTACCGCCGCATCCGGCTGACGTTTCTGGAAACCAACCACCCGGGGCGCTACCTGAAACTGGCTGGGCTGGACTACGGCGTCTACCTGCACTTTGCAGGAGACGAGATCGTCAAGGCCCATGTGCTGGAGGAATGCGACCCCCTCAGCGCGGAAATCAGCATCAACACGCTGGGGCTGACGCTCTACAACAAAGAGGGTCGATTCTCCATCCTGAACCCCGAGGGCTACTTTGATGTTTTGCAGCACAAGCAGAAGCTGACCGTCTGGGAGGATGTGCGCCCCGAGGCACGCAGCACCAGCAGCACGAGCTACTGCATGGGCACGTTCTACCTGAGCGACTGGGAAAACAGCGGCGACACGCTGGCGGACTTTACCGCCGTGGATGCCGTGGGCCTGCTGGACGGCGCACCTTACGACGGCGGCGTTTACGACACCACTGCCGGGGCGCTGGCAGCGGACATCCTGGACGGATACAGCTACACACTGGATGAGGAACTGGCCGCTGAGCGGGTGCAGGGATACCTGGCCGCGGGCACACGGCGGGAGGCTTTGCAGCAGTTGGCCTTTGCCGTGGGCGCGGTGGTGGATTGCAGCCGCAGCGACCTGATACGCATTTCTCCTGCCCCGGCCCGGGCCAGCGGTATGATCGCCTATGACCGCAAATTCCAGAACGGCAGCAAGGTCACGCTGAATCCCCTGATAACCGCTGTGGCCGTGACGGCCCACCGCTACCAGGCCGAGGATGCCTCCAGTGAGCTATACAAGGACACGCTGGAGCCGGGCACCTACCAGGTCACGTTCAGCGCCCCGGCTGTGGCCGACAGCCTGACCGTGACCGGGGCCACCCTGGCCGGGCGCGGCGTGAACCGCTGCACCCTGGCTGTGTCAAAGGCCGGTGAGGTCTGCGTGACCGGGCGCAAGTACGTGGACAGCACGATCATCCTGCGCCGGGCCGCAGCCAACCTGCCGCCCAACGCCCAGGACAACGAACTGACCGTGACGGATGCAACGCTGGTCAGCCCAGACCGGGCCGCCGCGGTGGCAAACCGGGTGCTGGACTACTACGCACAGCGGTACGAGCAGACCTTCCGCATGATCGCAGGGGATGAAAAGCTGGCCGACCGCCTCATCGTGCAGAGCTTCGGCGGCGAAATGGTACGCGGCGTGCTGACCAAGCTGGAATTTGACCTGACCGGCGGCTTTGTGGCAGACGCCAAGGTCGTGGGGCGCAGGCTTTCTGGCACGGCAGCGGCCTACGCCGGGGACGAGATACACGCCGGGGAAAGGAGCCTGATCTAAGTTGTGGCAGATTCCCATTTATGACCGCACGGCGGCCAACGTGGCCGAGGGCGCGGACAAGTGCTACATGAACGCCGAGACACTGAACCGCATCGAGGGCAACACCGCCTATATGGCGTCGCTGCTGGGGGCGAAAGTGTCAACGCGGCACTGGGAGGCGACGGACTTTCTGACCCGCAGCGAGATGGAGCGGCTCATGCAAAACATCCAAGCTGTGCGGGACGCCTACTTTGTGCTGCCGGGCACATCCGACCTGCCCGAGGAACCCACGACACTGTACACAGGCATCAATGCCATGGAGGAAGTGCTGTGGAGCCTGCACGAGCTGTGGCGACGAAACAGCATACGGCGATACACCGGCGAAATCTGCGCCGGGCAAGCGATAGGAGTGATCTGAATGTTTGAGAAAAAGACTTGGGTCAATCGCCAGAGCGAGCACCCCGCCCGCCGACGCCTGACCCCCACCGGTAACGACAATGAGTACGACGTAGCCCGCGCCGAGGGCGTCATCATGGAGGACGGTGACGCATTCGACGCCGAGACGATGAACGACCTGGAAAAGCGCGTGGCGGAGGGGTTCTCTACGCTCGACCCTGCTGATTTGGGCGCGGATGTTTGCGTGCAGGTGTACGCCTGCGTCAAGTCGGGCACGGTGTATGAACTGACAGGCTCGGGCGCGGTGGGGCGCTGCAAAATCCCTGCCGCGTGGAACAGCGGAGATACCTGGTCGGTGAACGGCAAGGCCGTCCCCGCCTACTGCGGTGCGGACGCCGTGGACAGCGACTGCATCGTGGCAGGGCGCTGGGTGCTGTTTACCTTTGACGGGCAGCGCCTGGATTTTAACGGCGGCGGTGGATTATCCTCCGGCAAGCTGGCACAGGCCACCGCCGCGGAAGCTGATGTGCTGTCCGGCAAAAAATTTTACGCCGGGAACAAGAACCTGAAAACTGGCACCATGCGCAATAACGGCAGATGGCCCACTGCGGACAAGCTGACCATGGAGAGTGGAAAGCTCTGGATGTACAAAGCTGACGGATACACAGAAGGCGGGCTGGGGGCGGCTGGTTCGCTGCTGGGCGATGCAAGCGCATCTGATCTGATGCAGGGAAAGACCGCCTCCAGCGCGAATGGGCTGAAATTTTCCGGTGGCATCGTAAACAGGGGCGCAGCGTCTGCGACCATTGCCCCGGGCGGCAGCTACACGATTGCGGAAGGATACCACAATGGCGGTGGAAGAATTACGGCAAGCAAGGACTACGCGGGGCGGTGTATTTACTCCAGTGCGCATGTCGGGCCAGGCTCCACTGGCGGCGACGGCACGCAGGATTTGGAGCAAGTGCTTTATGCCGATGGTACATGGATAACGAACGCCAGTGCATGGGGCTGTAAATTCGTAAAAGCTGGAAAAGTACGGATAAGGGGAAATTATAACAAGGCTGATCCGAATCGTACACGTTATCTTACGATTGGAGGTACAACCCTGCTGTCGTTAGGAGCTAACACCAGGGGCAACTATTCATTCGATAAAACCGTCAGCGTAGCCAATGGTACGACCGTGTCCGTAACAGGTGACACGTTCCGCCTTAACGATGCGCTTTGGATTACGATTGAAATTGCATAAGGAAGGAGAAACACCATGAAGCTGATTGATGCAACTTGGAAGGGTGGCAGCGCCTACGAGGTCTTGATTCTTGCGGACAAGACCCCCGCCGTGCTGCCTACCAGCGGCAAGGCCGTGGATGGCATGAGCGACTCGCACACCTTCGCCCCCATGTCGGTGCTGTACGTGACCGACCCGGAGGCAGAGCACAAGTTCTACATTGCCAACGAATCCGGCCAGTTTGTGGGCCAGTAAGGAGGGTTCCGAATGGACTTGAAAGCGATTCAAGCCGCGCTGATTTTCGGCGGCGGCAAGGCAGGCGGCAGTGGTCAGGATAGCGCCCCTAGCGACTGGGCAGAGGCTGTCTGCGAGCGGTTTACTACCAGCGGCGAGACGGTCACTTGTAGTCCGCTGGCCGGACGCTCGCTGGCCGTGACCGTTCAGGGCAAGACAGCCCAGGCGGGCGAGGGCAAGGCCAGCCCTGAGAACATCCGCGCGTTGAGCGGTCTGGGCGAAAGCGGCACCCTGACGCTGACTGCTGCGGGCGGCGAAACCCGCACTGTGGAGATTCCGCTCACCGGGCCGCTGTACACTGGGGACGACGTGGCTCTTGATGACGAGGGCAAAGTCGTAGAAACGCACCGCGCGGTAAAATTGACCGTGGACGGCAGCGAGAACTGG